CCGTACGACTCGCAAGGAGGAAGGCGTCAGCCGTCAGACTCCCTGAGCGGCCAACACGCAAGACAGCGTCGGCCGTAAGGCTGGCGCTTTGCGTTCTCAGAATGATCGCGTCGGCAGTCAGGGTGCTGCCGGGGATGCCACTGATGACGGCTGCGGCAGAGAAGCTGCCGGTTTGCGGGGACAGGATCACCGCGTCAGCGGTGACCCCGACCATTCGAGGCGCTCGCAGCACCGCTGAGGCGGTGAGCTGAGCCTGTGCCGTCTTCAGGATGACCGCATCGGCCCCTACGGAGGACGATGCAGCGGCGCGGACGATCGCGTCTGCTGTGAATGTAGCAGACCTAAGAGCACGGAGTACAGCATCCGTGCTGAAGTTGTTCTCTTGCGTGCGCAGAACGATCGCTTCGGCCGTTAGCGATCCGGCTTCTTCACGACGCAAGATCGCATCTGCGATCGCCGATCCGCTTCTCGGCTTGAGCAGCACGGCGTCCGCTGTCGTGCTGCTCGCTTGGGTCTTCAGGATCACCGCGCTGGCATCGAAGGCCGCAATGCCCACGCCGCCGATCCATGCGGCAGCTCCGAACGATCCGGTTCTCTCGACCCGAATGATCGCGTCCGCGCTGAAGCGCGGCATGATGATGGCGTCAGCGCCGAATGATCCAGCCTGAGCGCGCAAGAGGATGGCCGATGCCGTGAAGATCGGCATGATGACCGCAGCAGCTCCGAAGCTGACGGTCTGGGATCTGAAGATGACAGCGTCGGAACTGGCGGACGCGACCCTTGTCCCTGCAAAGATCGCGTCCATCGCGAAGGTAGCAGACCGAGGCACCCGCAGGATGGCTGCTGCTGTGAGCGACCCAGCCTGCCCCTTCGTGATGACTGCCGATGCAGAGAACGAGAATGCTGACGATTTCTTGACTATTGCGTTGGCAGTTGCCGATCCGGACTGTGTCTTGAGGAGAACGGCATCGGACACGAACGTCGCGGTCGCAGTCCGCTTGACCACGGCAGAGGCGGTGAGGCTACTGGCGATCGTGGCCCGAATGACTGCATCAGCAGTCGAGGCCGCCGATGCCGTTCTCTTGACGATGGCGTCTGCCGTCAGGCTCCCGGTTCGCCCACGTCTGATGATCGCGTCGACAGACGAAGATCCGGACTGCCCGCGTCGAATGACCGCGTCGGCTGTAGCTGACCCGATCCGGTCTGGGATCTTGATAACTGCCGCAGCCGAGAACGACCCCGTCTGAGTGCGGAGAATGACTGCATCAGCAGTCGAGGAAGAAGACCTCGACTTGAACAGGACGGCATCTGCCGTCAGGCTCCCAGACCAAGCGCGCTTGATGACCGCGTCGGCCGTCAGGCTCCCAGACCGAGCGCGCTTGATGACCGCGTCGGCCGTCAGGCTTCCGGACTGCTCACGCCGGATGACCGCATCGGCGACCTTTGATCCAACCTGACCGCGCCGGATGACCGCATCGGCTGAAACGGATCCGGTCTGATCCGCACGCTTGATGACCGCCGCAGCCGAGAACGACCCTGCCTGAGTTCGGAAGATGACCGCATCGGCCGCTACGGAGAACGATCTTTCCCTGCGAACAATCGCGTCGGCCGTCAGGCTCCCGGGGATCTCGCGCCGGATTACTGCGTCAGCGGTCAGGAAGCTTTGGAACGACTCACTGACGACGTTCCAGAACGTTTCTGACCAGAGGCCCCATTCGATGATGACCGCGTTCGCGGAGAAGTCACCCTCGACCGTCGCTGAGCCGCCGCCGATGATGACGGCGTCAATCGTTCCGTAGGCAGGTGGACCCGGGGTATCACCACCTACGCCAGAGACCTCAATGGTCTTGAGGACGATCGCATCGGCAGCCAGAGAACCTGATGCGGCTTTCCTGATGATGGCATCGGCTGTGACCGAGACAGCCATCGTCTTCTTGATGACCGCGTCGGCCGAAGCGGACCCAGATTGACCGCGCGCGATTACCGCCGCAGCCGAGAACGACCCTGTCTGCCCACGAAGGAGAACCGCGTCGGCCGTTCCCGACGATGCAATCGCCTTGAAGATTACCGCGTTGGCTGTGGCCGAAGAGCTGGTGATCTTCCTGACGATTGCGTCTGCCGTCAGGGGAGTCGGGCTGATGGTCTTTCTGATTACCGCGTCGGCCGTTCCTGACCCGGCCATGGACTTGAAGATGACCGCAGACGCGGTGAAGCTACCCGGGACCGTGGTGGCCCCGGAAAGGGCAACATCGAACGTACCCGTACCGTTATCACGGAGGGTGACGTCGAAGGTTGCCATGGTTAGGCGGGGTTCCCCGCATCACTGCGACCAAGGAGTGCGGAACTCTCCTTGGCCGAGACGAACAAGGTGTCCGTCGTCACATACCACGTGAACGAGTACGAACCGTTGCCCGCTCTCGTGGTGGTCTTGACCTTCTCCTGAAGGCCAGTCGAGTCATTCCTGAACAGGTCGAGCGTTACTGTCCCGCCAGAAGATCCAGTCACCTCCCCACTGACCGTGAACGTCATGGCGTGGTACGTAAGCAAGACGCTGACGTAGCCGCGACCAGACACGCTCTGGCCGATGGCCCACCGCCAGCGACGAGATGTCTCAATGTCGATGCGGTCTGGATCCTGATCCCCGGGGAACCGCTTGAAGATGTCTCGGGCCTGCGAGTAGGAGTGGAAGATGCCGGTCTCGCCGTCGGTTCCGGCGATGTCTGCGTACACCTGCTCCCAGATGATCCCGCCCTCACCAGCCAGACGTTCGACTTGGATCGCGTTTCCGGCCTGAGCTACGGTCCCAGACGGCACGTACTGGCATTCAGTCCCAAGCCCCGAGATGAAGTAGTCAGACTCGGGGATCGTCACCGCCTGCGCTGCGATGATGTAGTTGGTCGCCACAGCCACCGTACCCGTGTCGGACAGCGGCCAGATGATCGTGTGGCTTTCCTCTCCATGCCCACCAGCTGGCTTGTCGCCCGTGTAGTTGACGATGAAGAAACCGCAGACGTTGTAGCCAAGGTCAGCTGTGTCGCTTCGGTAGCAGTCCACGTTGATCGTGTTCCTGCCCCGGGCAAGGCTGAACGCCGAGTCGTTGCGGATCATGGCCGCGTTGCTTCCAGCGAGAACCGCAGCCGTGTCCGTGTAGGTCACGAATGAGCCGGTACCGATCCTCCACTGAAGCGTGCTGATCGCTGCCAGCTGATCCCAGAAGACATACGCGGCGCACTGCTTCTGGACGATGTTGGCCTCGGGGATCACGACAGCTCGGGTCGCCCTCTGGTAGTCGGACGAGGTTGTCCCGCCCATCGGGGAGTCCATCGAGATCGGAAGCATCAGGCTGACGTAGACGTCGTTGCTGCTGGTCGAGTCGAACTCGTAGGTCACGACCAGCCACGCCTGCATGTGGTTGGCGTTCTGGGTGGCCCATGCGTAGAACGAGTGAGTGGCGTCAGCCGTCATCTCCGCTTCGATGAAGTTCATCCGAACGAACATCGACACGGTTGATCCGTGCTCGTACACACCCGACGCAAACGCCGTGTAGGTATCCACCTGCATGTTGAACGTCTGGTCGGTCGTGCCGGTCACGCCATCGTTGCCTTGGAGGACAAGCACCTTCTGGCGGTAGACCTTGCTCGCCTCGGGCAGCTCGGTGTCGAGGGCGGGGATTGTGTCGAGCGCGGCTGGCTTGGTGGTGCCCTGTGCGCCAACCGGCAGGTTGAGCGGGATCCGGACGGTCTTGACGTGAGTGCTGGACGTCCCGTCGTACTCGTACGTGATGATGAGACGCGCGCTCACGTTGTTGAACGCTGGGGAGAGCGGTGAGGCGACCGCGCTGTCGAGCAGGACGCGGGCGTCGCACGCCATCGACGTACCCGTCCAGTTCGTGTTGAAGTACGACGTGAAGTCGCCCGAATACTCGATCGTCTGCTGCTCGCCGCCATTGGCAATGGCGTTGGCGTTGTTGACTACCGAGTAACCAGCCGACGCCAGCTGGATCGAGCACTGGTGACGACTGATGTTGCCCAAGGTCGTGTTGCGATCGTGAACCACGACGTCGAGCAGCACCTTCTTGAATACGATGCTTGACTCGGGCAGGTAGACAGTGATCTGGGTCAGGTTCGTGTCGGTCAGGTCCACGACCGACTGGTTCATCGGGAACCAATACTCGACTGTCTTGAGGCGGGTAGCCATCAGATCACTCCTGCTCTGACGCGGCGGTACCACGTCTCGTTCGTAAGTGGTGTCTGGATCGCGTAGCGAGCCTCGTTTCCACAGTAGGTGTTGGGTACTCCGGACTGCGGGATCGGCTGCCATGCGCCGCCGTCCCAGAACTCCCATCCAGCCAGATCGGAATGGCTCTTGATGATCCGAAGGTAGATGCCATCGAAGGTGGCAACCGTGTCGATCTGGATCTCGAAGTGCATGTCACCGGCAGCTGCCTGCGGCATAAGGAAGTGCAGGATCGCGTCGGGATCGATCTGGATCGTGTTGCCCGGAGTCGTCCAGATGCACTTCGAGACACTGTTGAGAACTGCGTTGATGGAGAAGCTTCCGGATTGGCCGCGCAGTAGGATGGCGTCGGTCGTCAGGATCGCGACGCGCGATGCGAGGAGGACGGCATCGGCCGCGCTACCGCCTTCCGTCGTGCGCCTGACGACCGCATCACCCGTGAGCGATCCGCTCCACTGGCGGAACAGCACGGCGTCCGCGCTGAGCGATCCAACACCCGACCGCAGCAGAACCGCGTTGGCAGTCAGCGAGCTGGCCTGCTCGCGCTTGATGACGGCGTTCGCGGTGGCAGACCCAAGTTGATCCGGACGCTTGATGACAGCGGCGGCGCTGAAGGATCCAAGCTGTGTCCGCCTGATGACCGCATCTGCCGCGATGGACGACGCCCGACCGCGAGCAATGACGGCGTCGGCGGTCAGTGATCCGGTGCGCCCACGCAACAGCACAGCGTCAGACGAGATCGCACTGGTGCGCTCACGACGTACGATTGCATCGGTCGTCAGGGACGCCGTGGAGCCACGGCGAAGGACAGCGTCGAGCGGGGACACGCCCAATGCCGTTCGCCTGACGACCGCATCCCCCGAGAGAGACCCTGCCTGACCACGCTTGACTACTGCATCGGCTGTGATCGAACCGGAGATCGCCCGCAGGACGATGGCGTTGGCGGTGATCGATCCAGTTCGCTCGCGCCTGATGATCGCGTCGACCGTTCCGGACCCCGGGCGATCAGGCTTGCGGATGACCGCGTCGGCTGTTCCTGACCCCGGCTGACCGAGCCGCTTGATGACCGCATCGGCGCTCGCCGAGCTGCTCGTCGTGCGAACGAGAACCGCGTCGGCATAGAACCATCCGGGTCCGAGAAGTCCGAACAGGAAGTCCTGTGTCGGCTGGGCCGTCCAGACTGCCGCCAGATAGGTGAGCTTCTGGCCGTTGGCATAGTCGGCAGATGTCGAGTCGAAGTTCCAGTGCCAGTCGTTGTTGGTGTCGCCGCCCGTCGTGAAGAGCACGATGGCGTAGAGAACGCCAGCTTCGAGATGCAAACCGGGTGTGATCTGGACCCGGGAGATGAGTCCCTCTTCGGTTCCCACCCCGGCGACTGCAACCGACCCAGTAGCTAGGGCTGATCCAGTCGGATCACCGCCAGAGGTGGCGTAGATGCCAACAGTCAGGACGTTCGGAGGAGTTCCCTGAACGTGCAGCCCGAGATCAACATGAGTGACGTAGATCGGGGCGGCAGACTGGAACGTCTGCGCAGCCTGCCTTGAGTCATAGATCTCAAAGTGGGAGTCGTTGTGGGTGTAGTGGTTCTCGTACGCGAACAGCGTCCGCAACTTGATCGCGTCGGCTGTTGCGCTGGCGGTCTGGATCTTGCGAAGGATCGAGTCGGCCGTGAGCGACCCTGCCCGCGCCCTTCTGATGACAGCATCAGCCGACGCTGCACCGGCCTGCATCCGCCTGATGACGGCATCGACACCAGCAGACCCGACCTGTCCGCGCTTGATGACGGCCGCAGCCGAGAAGCTCAACTCTTGAGTGCGACGAACGACCGCGTTGGCACTGGCTGATCCGGTCTGCCCGCGCTTGATGACCGCATCAGCTGTCAGGGATCCAGTGCGCTCTCGACGCAGAACAGCATCCGCCGCAAACGATCCCGCCTGCCCGCGCTTGATGATTGCATCGGCGGTCTTAGATCCCTCGACCACCTGCATCCCGGCCGTGAACCAAGCGTCGAGCGTTCCGTAGCGAGTCGGCTCCTCGTCAGCCCCCGGGACACCAACAACCGTGATCGTCTTCTTGACGATGGCGTCAGCAGAAATGGACCCGGTCTGGGCACGCCGAATAATGGAGTCGGCAGTGAGCGATCCTGCCCGTTCCTTGCGCAAGACGGCGTTCGCGGTAGCCGTTCCCGGCTGGCCCAGACGTCTGATGACCGCGTCGGCAGCGAACGATCCACTCTGGCCGCGCTTCACAACAGCGTTGGCGGTAGCCGACCCGGTCGCCGTCTTCTTGACGATGGCGTTCGCAGTCAGTGATCCCGACTGGTATCGAAGCACGACAGCGTTGGCGGTGAACGATCCGGACTGCGCCTTCTTGACGACCGCGTTGGCCGAGACAGATCCGGACTGCGTCTTCTTGACGACCGCCTCAGCGGTCAGCGAACCGGTTCGCTCCTTGCGCAGAACTGCATCAGCAGTCGCAGACCCCGGCTGGTTGAGACGCTTGATGACAGCTGCGGCGCTGAACGACCCGGCCTGACCACGCTTGATGACTGCATTCGCTGTCAGGGTCGAAGCGATGGTCTTCTTGATGACCGCGTCGGCAGTCAGGGATCCGGTTCGTTCCTTACGAACTATTGCGTTCGCAGTCAGAGCCGTAGGAGCGATTGTCTTTTTCAGGATCGCGTTGGCGGTAGCTGTCGGCGTCAGGGTCTTCTTGATGACCGCGTCAGCCGTTAGGGTCCCAGTCCGTCCCTTGCGCAGAACCGCTTCGGATGTGATCGACCCCGGGCGATCTGGCTTGCGAATGACCGCGTCAGCCGATCCGCTTCCGGACATCGTCTTCTTGACGACCGCATTGGCAGAGAACGATCCCGAGACGGTGTTCCCGGATGCTTCAGCGAGAACCGCATCGATCGTGAAGAGATCTACCTGAACTCCGTCAACCAGAATGGTGGTAGTGACAGTTCCCCATGTATAGACCGCAAGAACGGCGTCGTTACGATCTCCATTGGGCGTCCAAACGACAGTCTTCTGAACCCAACTGCCAGTGATCGTTTGAGCGCCAGATGCCTTCCGATCGGTGTTAGTGACCTTGGATCCGACCGTCCACGCTACTTGACCGGAGCCACTGGATTGCTTGATCCAGAACCTAATGGTGTACTCGACACCACTGAGATACGTCCCGATCAGGGGGACATATGCCAGACGATCGGACAGGGTCCCCGGGCTATCAAGCGAAGTCGAGTTGGATCCGAACCCAGTTGGAGCATCACCAGTTGCAATGCCAATCGTCATCGAGTTCGTGTAGCCAGTGATCGGAGCACCGATCCACTGCTGGTCCGACGCCGACTCTACGTCGATCCTGTTCGACTGAGTTCTCTTGATAATCGCGTTGGCGTTCAGGTTCCCCGAGACTGTTGTTAGGTTTGGGCGAACTGCGATAGTCCCAGCTACCCAGTCATCGCTCGAACTGTGAGTGAACGTCCCCGGGTCTACCGACGTGGCATTCGAGTCGTAATGACACCACGCGATGGTCGCCCCGCCTGTTCCTCCACTAGCCGTGTACCCCGTACCGATGAACGTCCCCGGCGTTGTCGGGTACGCGCTATACGTTCGGCTGGTGTCGGAAGACGCGACGGCGATCCAGAGCGTATCTCCGGACGCCCAGTTGTTCGGGTTTAGCGAAGGCGGGTTGGGGTTCGCGTTTACGCCCGTTGCTGTGGCGATGCACACAGAGCCGCTGTTGGCCGTGTTGTCGAATGTCGTCCCGAGCGTGCCCTCCCACTCAGCAGCCGGGATGCGGTACATCCTCCATGCGCCCTGCTCCGACGGCGTGGTGACGTCGAACGTCCCGGCGGACTCTGTGCCGTCTGCTTTCTTCTTGGCGAAGACCAGCGTGTTCGCCCCTGAAGCCGCAGCGCCCACTACCCACCCTGCGGGCCACGTTGTGCTGGTGCCAGTTCCGTCAATAGCCAGCATGGCGATCATCAAGTCGCCAGCCTCGACCACCCACGGGTACTCCAAGTTCCACGTAGTGGTGTTGGACGCTTCACTTCCGTTCATCACCGACCCGGTGGCAAGGACCGGGAAGGTGGAGGCGGGAATGATTGAAACCGCCATGGACGAGTAGGCGGCCGTTCCAGAGAACGTCCCAGTTTGAGCTGCCGACCCAGAGTCGAGCGCCGCGAAGTGCGTACCCGACAAACCTGACGTCCTGTTCGTCCAGCCCGTCAGGGCCATGGACTGGGCGTTGGTCGCGCCATAGCACATCGCCATGTTCAGGTTCAGGCCGCCGGAATACTCCGGATTAGCCGCCGGGAAGTTGATCGAGTTGGAAAACCCAGTTGACGTACCGTGAAACGCGCCTGCCCAGTCAGCAGGCCAACTTGTGTTCGCGCCCCGGTAGATCACAAGCCCGACGTCTGTGATCGTCGCCCCACCCAGAGCCCACGATCCGGTGGACGTATCTCCCGTGTGTAGAGCGCGCCAAGCTACCCGTGCGAACGAAGATCCGCCGAGGAAGTGCCAACCGTCGTTGGGAAGGGTGTAGACGTTCCCCGAACTCGACCGGACGAAGGCGAACGCGACGTCTCCTTCTTGGAACGAGGGGTAGGCTAGGTCGTCCCCACCAGCTGCGGCGCTTACAAACGTGACTGCCATCAGCGTGTTCCGGACGCAGCAAAGCCCGGTCCATCAAGGACCGGGCTCGCGGAAGCTGTCTTCAGTTCGTCGTCCCGGGGGATAGGCATTGGATTGCCTTCAGGACGAGGCCCCATTGGATTGGGGCCGACACACCGGGCTAGGCCCAGTTGATGTCTATTCGGTTGTCTCCTCGGATGGTAGCACCTGCTCTGGCTCCGGAGTAGGCTCTGGCGGCGCTTCCATCCATTCCATCGTGGAGACGATGGTAAGGGCGAGCTTCTCGACATCCTCACCACCACACACGACCCCATGAGGAAGGATCCAGATCCGATCTGTTCGTTCCGGAGTCACGAGCACTAAACTGGAGTTCTTGCGCTTGCCCTGACGATAGACGGCCGGGACTCGCTTGCCGATCCCATGTACGGCGATCGATCGGTGGCGGCCAGTAGCCAGCTGCATCTGTCCGATGTGCCGCTTCAGGTAGTACGGCTTGTCACCGTCGTAGACCAGTTGAGCGGCGATCGCCCGCTGCGGGTCGACCTTCTCGCACAAGTACCATTCAGCTGGTCGACGCAGCCAGTCCGCATAGGTGACCATCCACCCGGCCAGCCCGACGTCGAGGATCAGGCTTTCCTGTGTGCCGTCTTCCTTCTTCTCCATCGCCACGAGGAGCAGGAAGTAGGGGTTGTCGTCAACCCACTCCACGCAGGGCCTCCAGCCGCTCCCGAGCCTGATCTGGTGTGACCGTGGGAAGGCCCATCATCTCGTTCACCTTGAGACGATGCTCCAGACCCTCCTTCGGGCGCTCGATCAGCTCCCGGAGGAAGTGCTCCTCGGTGACGATCGTCTCGCTGATGTGCCCGATCTTGATCGAGGTGTCAACGAAGATGCGACCGCCCGCCTTCTTGACGTCCTGACAGAACGTCATGTCCTCGCCGAAGCCCTTCTCGTCCCACCGGAAGTAGGACGGCGGACGACTTTTGGCCCGGAGCGCGCGATCTGGGAACTCACCAGCGATCGCCTCAAGGAGACGCTTCGTGATGAGCACGAAGGCCATGCCCGTCGCGTCCACCTCGACCACGTCATCCTTCTTCCAGTCTTCGAGGAAGACGTAGTTCCCTTCGGTCGGGCTCTCGCGCATGTACAGCGTGGGCTGGTGCGGCGTTCCGCGCTGGAAGCAAAGCCCGCCGACCATGTCGAGATCGAACTTGCGCTGCGTCTCGACCAGCTTCTTGATGGCGTCCGACTGGAACGTCATGTCGTCATCGATGAAGATGATCCAGTCGCCGTCCATGGCGCGAACACACTCGTTGCGCTGGAGTGTCAGAACGTGTCCCTGAATGATGAACTGGGCGACGTTCTCGTCGGGCTCAACGAACGAGTACCGGTCGGCCAAGATCCAGCTGATGACCGTGCCCGCCGAGATCTTGTCTCGCGTGCACATGGCAATCGTGCCAACCGTCTTCTCGCCCGCTGGTGCCCGGTAGATCGTGATCTCGGGCGCGGTGGGGTCAGATACCCGTAGCGTCTTCGGCACTTGCCGTCTCCTCTTCGGATGAACGGATGAAGTTGATGACGTGCTCCAGACCTTCCCGGAGGCGAACTTTCGGCTCGTAGTATCGGCTCATTCGGCCCGTGTCGGCGAAGCGGTGCTGGACGCCCATCGGCTTGTCGACCAAGTTCTTGATCTGGGGCTCGTATCCAACGATCTCGGCACAGGTCTTTGCAACATCATTGAAGCTGACTGCAAAGCCAGACCCGATGTTCATCGTCTCGTAGCCCTCAACCGGGTGCTCCAGACGAGCCATCGTCGCCCCGATCAGGTCCCTGACGTAGACGAAGTCCCTCGTCTGGGTCCCCGGACCCCACACCTCGATCGGGTCCTCCCGGTGGATCGCTCGTCGGGCGATCGAAGGGACCGGGTACTCGAAGGACTGGCCTTCTCCGTAGCCCGAGAAGGGACGGATACAGAGCGTGTTGAGCCCGTACTTGGCGGCTGCCCATGCGAGACGCTCCCCTGCCAGCTTGGTGAAGCCGTACATCTCGTCAGGGGCCATCCAGTTGGGGTCCTGCGCGTTGAAGAACCCCTCGTGAAGCGCGTGGGCGTTGTTGCCCTGCATCTGGACGCCATAGACGGCCGAGGACGACGGGAAGACCACGGTCTTGGCGTGCTTGATCGCCCACCTGAACAGGAGGGAGTCAAGACGCAGGCTGTCGGCGTTGTAGAGAGGGTCCCCCTCGATCTTCTCGCGGCCACCCACCGGGGCAGCCATGTGGATCACGAGGTCGCAGTCGACGTCGAAGTCTTCGAGCCACAACCCCATGTCCTGAAGGTCGTAGGGAATGCCCATGGGGTGCGGCTTGATGTCCATCGGCCAGAGGTCGTAATCCTCGTCTGACCGCATGAACCAGTCGAGGAAGTGGGTCCCAAGGAACCCAGATGCCCCGGTGATGAGAACCGTCTTCATGTCGTACGCCTTCCCCAGCCGAGAACCATTCGATAACCCATGGGGAACTCGCAAGCCTCCACTAGCTCGTGACCACCAAGTGGGAACCAGTTGATGAAGTCGTTGTCATTGTAGGCCCACATGTGGCCCTCTTCTGGGTCATATCCGTCACCAACTAGCGGGTGTCCGATGACGACGTACTTCGCCAGAGGCATCCACTTCCGGGCGAAATCGATTGGGTCCGCGATGTGCTCAAGGAACTCGCAGAGCACGAGGATGTCGCACTCCTGCGGTTCCAGAGTCTCGGCGATGGCCTCTTCGACGTGCATCTTCGGGTACCGCTCGCGGGTGGCTGCCACGGCTGCTGGGACCACATCACAGCCATGGGCGTCATGCAGACGGCTGAAGTGCCCTGCGATGTCTCCTGCGCTGCACCCGGGCTCCCAGATCTTGACCCTCTGGATGCCGCTGAGGGCAATGATCTTGGCGATATACTCACGCGCCTTCTCAACCCGATCCGATTGCCAGTCGGCGAAGATCGTGACGGCCGTCCCGCCATCGCGCAGGTTGTAATCGATGATGTCATCGAAAGACTTGTCGTTCAGCCGTCTCATCTGAGTTTCCAGAGACCAAGAACACCGCCGTGCTCAGTAGATGCACCGTGATCCACCAGAGACTCAACGGGCTGCCCAAGATGAAATGGGCCTGCGGTCAGATCGATCCAGTAACCGTGCGACCCGCTGTAGCCAACGTCGACGTTCAGTTCACCTTCGGTGTACGTCGTCGCCAACAGCCACGTGACCCCTGCATCACGCACTCGATCCAGAAGGGCCAGTCCTTCATCGTACGGAAGATGCTGCATGACACAGCGCACGATTGCGAGTTCGCACTTGGGATACGGGTCTCCTGAGTCAATCAGATATTCCCGACCCGGATGGCGCTGGCGAGATGCCTCGATCGTCTTGGTTGACACGTCGATCCCGATGTAACCCGGAAGGTCGGGCATCCAGAACCCATCTCCGCAGCCAACGTCAAGGACTGATTGAACGCCCAGCCGGTTCACCAGTTCCTTGAGCAACGGAGCCAGCTGTGTGACGGCGATCGATCCTGCACCCGGACCCGATCGAGACTCGCCCCCACCCCATCTGTTCTTCTCGTACACATCATCGAACACCTTCACTGAGCACCCCAAATCTGGAAGTCATAGATGAACTGTGGCGGCATCAGTGTCACCGGAATGAAGGTGATCGGATCCCACCCGCCCTCGACCAGCATCTCGCTGTAGCCGGGGGCGTCGAACTGCCAGAGGTGCTCCGGGTTCTCATCGATCCGGGTGTTGTCTACGAAGATCGGCGACGATGCCACCACGTACTTGGCACACTTGCGCGCCATCCGCAGGATCGCGACCGGGTCTTCGACGTGCTCAAGGATCTCGGTAAGCACAACGAGGTCGAAGAACTTGCCTTCGTTCAGCGTCTCCTCGATCGAGGAGTGCGAGCAGGTCAGGTTCTCGGGCAAGAAGGGTCTCATCGTCGTGCCGACGTGATAGAAGTTCGGCATCGAGATGTCTGCCATGTGTGCCCCGACGATGGGCCTCACCCGGTTGGCGGCGGCAACGATTGTGCCATCCCCGCAGGCTGGGTCGAGGATCGTCTCTGGCAGGAACCAGCTGATGAGAGCAGCCGTCAGCTGGACTCGCAGGACGTGATCCGGCCACACGTAGTTGTCGCGCCTCACCTGATAGTCAAACGGAGCGCGAGCTGGAAGCCGCAGTCTCACTGATCCCTCCACCCGGACATGGAAAGAGGGGCCGCCGCGTCCGGGAAACGCAACGGCCCCTAGAGGCTACGAGACGGTGACGACGAGGTTCGCGACCGAACTGTCGTCCGACGCCTTGCGGAGATGGACCGTCCATGTTCCCGCTGCCGGGAAGATGTACGAGTTGAACTCGAACGTCCCGTCAGCTGCCGGACTGAAGACCTGCGACTTGCCGGTGTCCGCCCCTGCCTTCTCGAAGGCGAGGTAGTAGCGGATCTCGGGGGACGTGGGATACAGGTCGACGTCGTACGCGTTCTCGTCGCTCGGATCCGCAGCCGTCACGTTGACACGGCAGACCGAGACGATCGCGATCGGGGCCGCCGGGACGATGGCGATACTTGCCATGGTTTCTCCTCGCTGAATGCGATGGCCTCTACTTTGGGCCACCACGGATGCGACTGGACGAAGCTCCAGCCCTTGGCCCCGGCGGTGCCGAGACAAGCGTGGTACATCATCAGCCGATTATGGTCTTCCCAACCGGCGTTACCGCTACCCGCCTCCCAGTACCGCAGGTAGTCCTGCATCATCTCGTCTAGCGAGCGGTCGTGACGGATGTGACCCACATCCCAGAGCATCATACGGTCTGCCTTGGGGCGAGAGTGCATCTGTTCCGGCCATCCGAGGCGGGTCTCGAAGAGGCGCAGGTGAGCGTGCTGCTCTTCGTACTCGATCCCCTCGACCGAGGATCTGAACGGGACCCAGATCCCGTCATACCCATTGTGCTCGGCAAACCACGTCGCATTCGACAGGGATGAGAGCAGGTCGAGGCTGGGCCACTCGTCGGAGTCCAGCTTGAAGGTCCACTTGGTCTCTACGTGCGGCAGGAGCTTCGGCCCGAAGGTCGCATCTCCGTAGCCGTAGACACCGTCGTCGGATACGAAGGTGGCCCACTCACGGGCAATCTCAAGCGTTCGGTCATCTGACTTCTGAACGCTGACGAGGACCGACTCGAACGTCAGGCTCATCAGTTCCAGAAGCTTGCCCAGACGCTCCTCCTCGTTCCATGCCACGAGGCAGAACGAGATGTGGGAGTAGGGGCGGCCGTTCGGGTACGAGATGCCAGATGCCCGAACGACTTCATCGAGAGGATCAGCCGGGGTAGGGTTGTCCATCAGGCTGGGCTGAGGACTGCTCTGACCTTCTCGACGTCAACGGGCGCAGTCCCGGCGATCCACGCGTCGTAGACCTCGCGGTCATGTGAGTAGAAGTCTGCCGAGTTGACACGCGTGTGGTTGTCATCCCACGTGCCCTTGCCGTAGGCAGGGTGCATGTGCTCGACCACGATGTCCGGCAGGTAGTAGAGGCTGTCTGTCGTCTCGCCGAGGAACTTCCACGTGTTGTCGAGATACAGGTGGCGACACCCCGGGAGGCCCATCCATCCGAGCGCCTTGATGACAGGCGAGCTGATGAACACCTGCGTCGGGAGTTGATCGCGCTGGGCTAGATCGTCAGCGTAGACAAAGCCACCGCCCACGTCGGACAGCACCTTGCCCACGATCCGATCCCATCCCTTGGTTCGGAACCGGTGGTCATCACCGATGAACCCAACTACGTCGGCATTCTCTGCGTAGATCAGTGCGGCGTAGTTGAGGGCGAGGTTCATGTAGCCCGTTTCAGCGGTAGGCACGACGAGCAGGTCATAGACCGAGTCTTCGAGCATCTCGATGTACTTGGGCAACATCGGGTCGTTCTCATCAAGCACCGCCACGAAATGGGTTGTGTCCATGTTCATGGTGGTGTCGTGAAACGACACCAGAGCCTCGAAGAGCGCCTGCGGGTTGCCCCGCGAGACGCAGAGGACAGCGATGACCACCGATCCCTCCTGAGTCCTACGTTTCGTCGTAGGAGTACGAGATCGTCTCCTGCGTCCAGTTGCCCGGGTTCGCAGTCGAGTCGACCGTGAGCTGGAACAGCACGAACTTGGTGGTCGAGCCAGTAGCCGAGTACGACGCGGTGTCCCATGTCGCCTTGGCGTTCGTGGTGTACGACGTGAAGTTCGCGTTGCCGATCGTGGAGGTGGCGGTCGTGCCCTGCTGATACGTCGCGTAGTTCGACGTGAACTTCAGCGTGGTGGACACGTCGACCGCGCCGTCACCCCAGATCTTGAAGTTGGTGACGCCGTTCGCCGGGGCCGTATCGATGTACAGCTTCAGCCACTTCTCGTAGCTGTTGGTACCGACGGTGATCGGGTTCGCCTGCCGGTTGGCAAGCGTATTCGTATCGTTGTCGGCGCTGATGAGATCGATGCCCGTCTTCCCAGCCGACTGGGTCGGCCCCGAAGACGTGTAGACCCGCAGGCTGAGCGATGCAGCCATCAGGACTCCTTCTTACTTGTTTCCAGCCGGAGGCTTGGAGCCACTCGGCGGCTTGGATGGACCGGCTGCTGTAGGTCCAGCCGGTTCGGACTTCTGCTTGCTCTCCATGACTTCCTTGGCGGTAGGAACGTCATCGAGAAGGACAGCTCCGGTCGGCGTGATGACCATCAGCGAGTCGTATTGCTTGCCGGTGATTGGCTCCCGGCCGTCTTCCTGCCGTGCCTCGTTGATCGTCTTCCAACTTACGCCCGCGAGAGCCTTGGAGTTGATCTGGGCACGGGATGTGCTCTCCTTCAGGTTCAGGCGGGTGAACCGGAAGGCCAAGTTGTTGTCGGGGCCACCGTAGGTGTCATCCCACACGATCTCGCGCGTGATGTACTCCTGAATGAGACCAAGCAAGGGCCGAAGACCGCGATCCTCGGTGTGCTCGGACTGGACGTCAGCTGTGGCCCTGTTGACGTCACTCCCCATCCCGAGGTCCATGGCAGTGAGCCCGAACACGGCGCAGATCTTCCTCACGAGGTACATCTGCCATTCGAGGAACTGCATGTCCCGGTTGGAGTGCGGGTTGAACGGGATGAACTTGGCGTTCTTCGTTCCACCAACGAACGCCATTGCTCCACGGCCTGCCACCTCGCCCTGCCAGTACGCCTTGAAGGCGTCGACCTGCTCGGCCCGGGCTCCCTCGCCCAGATCGAGCATCCCGTCAGGTGCAGCATTCGTCACCTGTCGACTGTTGTAGGTGTGGCCGTTCAGCTCGGCTTCGATGGTGTTCTTGAGAACTTCAAGCTTGGAAAGACCAACCACTCGGTAGGTCGACGGGTTCTCCATCATGTAGACCATGTCCGCGTTCTTGAAGCGAGCACGCTCGTAGAGATCCGGGTACCAGTAGTACCGGGTCTCATCTGGATCTGTCCCGTCCCAATACCTGTTGACGCGGATCGTTGCCCCGTCAACGGGATGGAGGTAGACGAGGTCGCCACGAAGGGTGCGTTCCTTCTCGATGACCCCGGCGTCGAGGACGAGGATGTCCTCGATGATCGGTTCGATGAACGTACGGAACGAGTTCGCCGACGGGCTCGGTAGAGTGAGCTGCCGCTTGATCTTCTGACGAAGCTGCTCGCTCGGGTCCGCGAGCTGTGGGTCGTTCTTGACGATGTCCCACTCGCTCTGGCTCACCTGCGACTTGCGAACGTCGATGGCGGCCCTGACCCATTCAGACCCCTCTGCCCAGCGGCGATACATCCGGGCGCGCGGCTTTCCAACGCGTCCCCTGTCACCAAGCGTGTACGTCCCGCCCTGATTGGAGATGATCGACGCCGTGCTGTTCTGCGGGATCTCCTTGGGGCTGGTACGGAATGCCTTGGCGACGAAGTCGCCTACGGCGCTCATTGCTCGGCCTCTGTGAAGTGCTTCTGAACGACGCCCGCGTACGCGCCGTTGACGAAGTCGACGGTCATCCGCTGGTTCACCTTGTCGACCGCTTCCGAGTACGTGTACCTGACGGTGTCCATGCCGGACATCATGTCCACGAGGTGCGGCGGAACCGTCCGCCGTCCATCCCGGAAGGGAAGCTCGTATGGGTCTAGCGGCGCGTCGCTCTTCTTCCGGCTTGATCCCGGAAACACGAGCGGCATGGTCACCTCCGTACCGATCCGAAGAAGAAGCCGCCCCCACCAAGGTCCATTGAGAACCCGAGCGCGTCGATCATGTCGTCATGG